AAAAACGGCGGAGACAGCATCCGCCGTTCCCTATTGTGAATAAACCACAATCCGGCGCAAAGGGCCTGCTACCCCATGCGTACCCCTGTCGGGCGCAGCAATGCTTGACTGATGATTAAGTTTGGCCTTCGTCCGAAGCCGGCGCATCAACCGCATCGATCACGCGCGGCGTTACGTCGATCGGCGATTGTTTTGGCGCCTCGACTACAATTGTGATTCCACAAGCTTGCACATCAGGGGCGCGCAGCATTGAGCCTTCCTCGTCCCGCGCAAGTTCACGGCAAGCATTCACCCGAGCCATTTGATTCCCGTCCTGGTCATCACGAATGGACTGCAAAATGGCGGTGTTCGCAGCAACTACGCTCATTCTGAAGCGTGCGCCCTCACGGCGCAGAAAACCGATGACTTCGAGCTTATGCAGATGGCGCCGCAAGCTATCCGGCTTTAGGCCAACTGCCTCCGCTGCAGTGGCAAAACCCAAGCCTTCCTCGATCATCATCAAGCAAGCCGTTTTCACATTGTCCGGAACGCGGCGCTCACGATCCAACTCTCGTCGAGGCGAAGCGGCGAGCGGTGCACCAATCGGCATTTTGGAAATCTCCGCGACTATGTCGACGCGCTAAGTACGTACTCTCCTGTTTGCGTTTAAGTTTTGCGGTTCGCAACGCCCCGAGGCGCCAACGCAAGACGATTCCGCCGCGTACCGGTGTACCGGTACGGACCGGTACTTCCTATAGGCTCCTATATTTTATTTTATTTCTCCTCTAATAGGGAAAACCGGTACTACCGGTATAACCGGTACCTATGCCCATTTTTAGCGGCTAATTTTGGTACCGGTGCCGAACATGACACCGGTACCACCGGTACCTTCGTTTGAAGGGTGGTCGAGAAATGGGCGGCTGGCCAAGAATAGGCGTGGTGATCTCGGTGCTTTGGGCTTTAGCTGTGCCGACCCACTTGATGATTGTTACCAACCAAGAAGCCGGTGACTATTACCGCCGTTGTATTGAGCGTGCCGGTATCGCTAGTGGCAGCTTCAAACAGGAAGATTTTACAAAAGACATGCAGCGTTGTTCCACAGAGCTGGGCGGGATGTTGCTAACTCCCGCAGGGGCAGTGCGGACACTACTGTTCCAAGAAAGTTCCGATCTGGGTCAGGCGTTGTGGGGAATAATCTTGGTCCCAATCGCCATTTTTTGGATCGTGTTCGCCACGCTACGCTGGATAGGGCGCGGCTTTAGCGCTGCGAGGAAGTAACAAGCACTCCTTCGCTAGACCTGTGATCGCGTATAGCCTTTTACCTGAACCCCGCCGATTAGCGTCTTCTTCGGCCCGTCCCAACCGAGCCGCCGCATACACCGGCCGAGACGCTTGTAGTCGATGTCACGCTGTTTGCTGATGTCAATTTTGAGCACGATGGTCAGCAGATCGGTGCTTGAAACGCGCTCTTCGCCTTGTTCGATTTCTCCGATCGTCTGAGACAAGACGTCATCCCAAGGGTCGCTCTCTTCGCGCTGTTGCTGCTCGGCGCCTGCCGTGTTCCACAATTCGCGCCGCAGCACGAGCGAGGCGCCTTCGCTCTCTTGCCGCGCCGCCTCTGCCCATAGCTGATCGCGATCGCGTTGTAGTGCCTCGATGTCGATGGTTCCGGTCTTGATCGGCCAAAACCGGCGATCAGCTTCCTTCAGATACCGATCATGGTTGGTTGTCGCGCCGATGATTCCGCGCCTTGGCTGATCGGTACGAAACCGTCCATAAGCCTCGCGCGCGCGATCGTGCGTCCGTGAGGCAAAAGCCTTGAGATGCTCGACTTCCGTCTTTCGCATGTTGGCGAGGTCGGCAATTTCGAAAATCCAGACGCCGCCAAGCAGCTCCTGCTGTTCCCGGTCATGTTTGCCTAGAATCGTTTGATCGCTGAAGTTCTCGGTTCCGGCCAAGACAACGAAGACGGTGGATTTTCCGGTTCCCATTTTGCCTTCGAGCACAATAATCGGATCGAATTTCGTTCCCGGCTTGCGCACCCGCCGGACCGCGGCGATCAGCGCCAGGCGGCCGAATTCGCGATTCAACGGCGTGTCGGCGGCGCCGGCATAGACACTGAGCCAGCGCTCAAGGCGCGCTGTGCCGTCCCACGTCAGTGCGTTGAGGTAATCAAGCACCGGATCGAATTCGTTTTGCAGACACAGCCCCGCGACGGCGTCGAGCGTGTGTCCGGCGCCGGGATCGAAGCCGAAGGCTTTGTGGATTTTGTCGCGTACCCCGCGAGCGATGTGATCGAGATTGACGCGATCCTTCTTGATGATCTTGCCTTCGACGCAAAATCGATGGTGGAACGCGTCGTATCGACAGGTAATGTTGAGCGCCTTGATTGCTCGTTTGGCGTTGACGTAAGTCGGCTTTGGCTTGCCCTTCCTGTCGAGTTCATCCCAAGTCAGCGGCTCATCCGGTTCGGCGGCGTCGTCGTCAACGCGAATCTTGCGCTTGCTCTGCCATTTCTCGAATGAGCGCTCGACTTCACCGTGCAGTCGGCCGGCGTAGCGGCGGGCAATACCGTTTGGCCATTGCGACAGCGTCTCGACGATTGTCTCGATCGAGGCGCCTTTGGCATTGAGGTGCCCAATGACGGCATGAAACACGGCGCTGACGTCGGCGCCGGCGGGCGCGCCGACGCGGATGATCGCGTCGTAGTCGATCGACTTCCCGGCTTTGTTGAAGTCGAAGCCGTTCGGTTTTTTGTCGTAGTGCGCCTTGATGTCGTCGACCAGATCGAGCCGCGCCAATGTCTGGCAATCGCCGAACTGTGCGCCGGTGATGGTGATGTAGCGCTCGCAATTGCGGTAGACCTCGATGCCGGCGCCTTCGCGGGCGCCCTCGATGTTCCACTTGCGGTGAAGCTTCTCGCCGTTGCCGATGCCGATGATCCGCAACCCCTCGCCTGACGGTGTTCTCTCGACATAGGCGCCGTCGGCTTGCTCGATCCAAGCCTTGGCCCAAGGATCGATTGCTTCGCCGATAAGGCAGTGATCGAGATCGACGGCGACGAACGGCGTATCGAGCAAAGCAAAGCCGATACCGTCAGCCTTAGTCGCTGCGGCGACGGCAGTTGCGTAACTAGCCCATGTCGCCGGATCGTTGTTCTTTGCCTTGCGCCGCGGGTCCGTCGCCATGAACGGTGGCTTGGTCCATTTGCCTTTTCTCTGCTCCCAGCGCCAGATGACCCAATGATCGACCTGGCACAGCGGCGCCAACGCAGCGGGAAATTTTTCCAGATTGGTTTCGACCTTGTTGGGCTTCGTCATCGGCGTCGTCCGATTCGGCAGTAAATCGCATGCAACCACTTCGCCTGTTTCTCTGACGGCTCGCGCCGGGCGCACCAGCGCACCATGTCGGCGACGAACTCGCGTTCCTTCTCGCTCAAGCGGCCGTCGTCTTTGTGTTCGATCTCTTGCGCCATCTCGTAGAACGAAGGCGGGTCGACGCTCTCGAAGCCGACGTCGGCCGCCGCGGCGTCCCTGCCGTCGCGATAGGCTTGGTCATAAATCCGCTGCATGTCCGCTTGTGACAGCTTGCCGCCTTCGACGCGCGCGGCCAGTTCGTGAATATCGGCGCCGGCGCCTTGCAGGGTGCGCAGAATCGCGCGCGCCGCGGCGACGACTTCGCCGTCACGCGGCGACGAAAGCAGCTTCAGCAGCTTTCCGAGTTTGTCGGCGACCGGATCGATGGTCATTGCCGCCAGCACCTCGCGTGATGACCGCAAAAGCGGCAGCGGTAATTATCGGGATTGTCGGTAAACCGCGGCAGCAACTCGCCGGCGCGGGTTGCCGCAATGACGATCTCGGCACGCTCGATCCAGGTCCGCGTGAATTCGGCGTCGTAAGGCACGAGCATGTGCAGGCGCTCGCAGGTGTCGGCGTTGGTGATGGTGAAGATCGCCGGATTGGCGTCGATGCCGAGGAAGTGCTGATACAGCGCGACCTGAACGGCGTATTGCGGCGACACCTTGCGCAGTCCGTCGCGTTCAATCTCACGAAAGCGCTTGCTGTTAAGCCCTTTGTGCTCCCACAGCGCCGGATAGCCGACGTCGGCGATCTTAGGACCCGCGACGAAAATGCCGTCAGCGTGGCCTTTGAGCATGCCATCGAGCGCCTCGAACTTGAGCCGGTCCCGCGCGGCGAATTCGAATCGCGCACGGGCGAAATGATCGCGGGACAATTGTTCGAGGAAGTGCCCGCGCGAGAAGCGATCACGGGTCTGCAGCGGGTGCTGCTGGTCGCACATCCAGTCGAACTGGACTTGCCGCAGACACTCGGACCCGATCGATGAGGCGCCGAGATAGCCGCGGGTTGGCTCGCCGACCTCACACGCGCCCGCTTCGAGCAGCGCGTTGATGGCGATGCTCACAGGCAGGGCAGAAAGCTCGGTGCGGTTAAAGTCGGGCATCGCAAGTTTCTCAGAACGGTATTGGGTCGTCCCAATTCGCTTCGGCTGGCGCCGCCTCCGCTGTGCCTGGCGGACCCTTACGCGTGACAAGTTGTTCGCCCTGGTCGCGTGCCAGCATCGCCTTGCCGATCAAGTTGTAGGCGTCGCCGAGGAAGGCGATCATTTCCTCACGCGAGAATTGCGAAAGCGACTTGGACCAATCGGCTTCGCAATTCCCGAGTTCTGGAAGAATCGCCTCAATCGCGCCGGCATCCCAAGGATCGGGGTTGAAGGCTTCATTGGCGTACAAGAACGTATTCGGCCCGACGCCGTTGCTGGTGGCCTGGCGCGCGCGCGTAGAGATCCAGCCGAACAACACGGCCGCGACGATCCAGCCCCATTCGGTATCGGACAGCCGCCCGATCGGCGTCAGTGGTGGCATCGCGCCGCCGACGATGACGGCGCGAGCCTCGGCGATGGCAACGCGAGTTGCTTCACGCTGCCATGCGTCCTCGATCGCGCTTGGCGATAGCTTGGCTTTTTTAATCGTCACTGCGCCCACGCCGGCTTGACGATGACGCTCGACGGCTTCGCGGCGGCGGCGGGCGCCGGCTTCGTGACCTGCTCGACCGGTTGCCATTCTTTCCGCTCGGGCGTGACGACCTGAGCGAGAAAGTTCTTGGCGCGGTAGTCGCCTTTCGCCGGCTCGACGCCGATTTGAGCAAGGAAGCGGATACCGTCAAAGTCCGCATAGTCGACGATGCGCGCCTTCTTCGCCGTTTCGGAGACGTCGCTCGGCTTGATGCCGCGCGCGGATTCGATAATCGCACGCAATTTTCGGTGACTGATATCGGCAGCCTGCGCGTGATTGTCAGTCGTGCCGCTGAGGGTCATCCACTCGAAGAATTTGCGTTTATCATGCGGGCCGCCGACAACGATCAATTCGCAGTCGAGCCCTTCGGCCTGGCCGTTTTTGGAACGCTTTAACAGACCGCCTTCGCCGGCATCGCCGGGGCGAATGTTGAGTTGGACCACCGCAATTGTGCGATCGGGAATGACGTCGAACGTGCGCTGCTCACTGGCCGTATTAAAATCGTACGCCATGTTTCACCTTCACTTTCATCATTGAGCGGCTTCGAGTTCGACTAAGTCGCCGCTCGTCGACTTTGCCGAGAGTTTTGCCAACAGTCTGCCCAAGTGCGGCTCCTCGATTTGTTCGAGCCGGCCGGACCGATCTTTCGCGGGGAATTGCCAAGGATTCGGCGTCGTGCAGACGAACGCGCGCGTCAGCGCGCCGTCGCCGAAGTTGATCCAATTGTACGTAATCACCTGATCGACGACGGCCGGAAGCTCGCGCCCGGTGCGGGCGCCTTCTAGCTGCAGCCGGTGTTCAGTGCGACCGTAGTCATCGGTTACCGTTTCAAGGATGCCGAGGAAGATGACATTGACGGCGCGCGCTTG